TGTTGTCTGCGCCTCTGACATGAATCTTACGACCATTCACCAAGGTGATGTCCAGATTGTTAATGTGAGCAGACTTAATAACAGGTCTACCAATCTCTAGGAGGCTGTCCCAGATGATTTGTCTGGACTGTCCTAGGGTCGGGGACACATACAACACTGCAGACCCTTCAGGAGCTTCTAATGCCTTTATAATGAGCATCATCGTTGCTAGACGACTTTTACCGCACCGCCGCCCTGCTGCTATTACTTTAAAGCGAGTCTTATCCTTAAAGACCTCTTGTTGCCACTTTAGCAACTCAAAGTTAAGACTCGTCACTGTCAACCTCACCCATGTCTACGACATTGGCATCTACGCTAGGACTATTCAGTCCAGTGATGTTAATGCTAATTTGCGGTGATTGTCCGCTGTTTTTCGCCGCATCGAATACCGACACTGGCAGAATCCTATCGACACATAACTTCAGTGCCGCCATGTTATCCTTATCGTCAGGATTTAATGCTTTGGCGATAAGTGTCTCAATTATCTTATCTCCGGAGGTGCCAAGCAATCTGGCTTTGAATTCAGCAATTCGTGCTGAGTCTCCGGCGGGTCTCCCGACCTTACCCCTATTACCCTTCTTCTTCGCCTCGATGTCCTTCTTTAGGGGACGACCTAACTTACGACGAACAATCTTAGGACGAGGCGGTTTAGTATCGACAACTTCAGTTGTTACTTCGACAGAATCATTGCTCATTGTGTCTTTTATCCTTTTTGGAAGACATTGCGTACTATATAGGGTTTTCGCTATTGGAGAGGTTTCTATAGGAGAAGAATATTAATCATCCTATATCGCTAACGAATCATCCCTAACGATTCGTCATAGTTCTATATAGTGCGAACTATATCATACTTTTCTTCATTTGTCAAGTACTTTGTTACTTTTCTTTAACACTAGCGTCCCTCCGGTGCGGGACTCCATAGGCTTGATTGGTCTCCGCAACCCTGCGACATAGTCCACTTCGTGTGCGCCGATTCCGATGAAACTATATTATGCGTAGGCGTTTGACTGTGTCCCTTTATTGCCTACTCTGTCCCTATTTATTATTACCTTAGTTATCAAAGACTTACATTGCAGTGCAATATAGTCCTTTTTTACTATTTTATATGCTATAGCGCCTACCGCAACATTACAACATCATCACTACCCCACCCCCCCTATGTTGTTTTTATACAACACTTTATAGCCTGTGTTGTTTTTATACAACAATATCGATATATACGAATATACGCATACACGCATATTAGCACTCTATCGACATGACTGCTAACAATAGAGTAAAACTATCGGGTATATGGGGCGATGATGCACCTTTATAGTGCAACATAGTAAACCAATGCACCAACATAGAGCATAGGCTTAGGCTATCGACATAGGATCTTGATAGTTAAATACAATCAATAACTTAGGGTTTATCCTAGTATCTTTTTATAGCACTAAGCCGTTATACTGTGTATGCAGTATTGATAAACAGTATCTCAATAGGAGAGTAAAACATGAAACAATTTAACCACAAAGACTATTTAGTTATACTTGATTACAATCACAATGGTTGTCTAGCTACTGCCATTGGTGATAATGATTACTTTAAGATACAGTATCAGGGCTATACAGACAGACAGATTAAGGGTAGAGTAAAACATCAGATTGATTATCGTATTGAAAATGGTATTACACAGTAGCAACTAAGGGTTTATCCCTATTGCGTATCATTAGCGATAGGGATAGACTGTAAACACTTAAACACTTGAAAGGGATTATTATGAACTCAAAAGAACTATTTAATAAAGCAAGAACAAAAGCAAACAATCTGCCTGATATGTTCAAAACATACCAATTAGAAGAGGCAATAATGAAAGCCGAGGTCGCTACTTGGTTATCTCAGGTGGAATGGTTGATTGATGGTCGAGATATTGCCTCAAATCTTCTTAAGACCGCCACAGACACCAATGATATGATTATGGAATATCTTAATTTCAAGTATGATTAAATAGCAGTAAACTAAACTGCAGTATCTTAACTTTAGACAGGAGTAATACAAATGAGAATCAAACCAATAGCGTCAAATATGACCGAATTAGTCCTAAACGATGGAACTCAAGTTTTATTCAGTTATGAGACACCAGTAGCATGTTTTCAAAACAATAAGTTCTATAAAACCTCTCACAAATGGAGTAGAACCACATCTAAACATATCGGTAAATGGGCTAATATGTTTTGGAATGTATCATTTGACCAATGGCATGATATGCCACAGGATTATTTTGATAACTTAGTTAAAGGGGTTTAATCATGCTTACAGGAATCAGCACTAAAGAAGAAGTATTAACATTCTTTACTAAATGGTTAGAAAAGGAATATCCAATTATTGATGATGATGATGAATTGTTTACTCGTTTAATGTTAGCAAGTGCTGACGATTTGATTAATGATGATTTGGATTATTGGGCTAATCAATCTGTAAAAGTATTATTTGAACAATCTAAACTTAAATTACTTGGAGAATAAAAACATGAAAGAGAACACATACAATGGCTGGACAAATTACGAAACTTGGAACGCTAATCTATGGATTGATAACGATTGGCGTATGGACGAGCAAATCGCTATGATGACGGCGGATTATTTCGGTTCATTCGAAGATTTAGACATAATCACGAATCTAGTCGCTAAAGAAATAAAGTCTATGTTTGTCGATATGATGCCTGATATTGAATCAGGGTTTTTTGCTGATGTAATGAACGCCTCATTTCGGGAGGTAAACTTTCACGAAATAGCACGGCACTATGTCGAGGCAGAAGCAGAAACAATCGCTAATTTTATCGGTCAAGATGAGGAGGCTTAATCATGCTTAAATCATTCCTGCTTACAGGCGTATGCCTATATACTTGTTTAACTGCTGTTTATGTTATTGTTTTCTACCTATGAAAGGGGTTTGATTATGAATATCGGAGATTGTGTAAAAGTTATTGAACAGGATATTACGGGGTTTATTGTCGAGATTTATGGCAATAAAGCCGTAATTGAAGATGATTGTAGCGAATACTTAGCACCTGATAATAGACTAGAGTATCACTTAACCGAATTAGAAAGGGTTTGATTATGAAAAAGATATATATCGCTAATGGGTATAACTCATGGACTAATAAGGATATTATTAGGGCATTCACTAGCGAAAGTGAGGCGAATAAGTTTATTGAAGGTTTAACTAATCCGCATATTAATATTATCGGATATAAATCCACCATTGAATTAGTAAACCATTTATTGAAAGGGTAATCATGAGTAGAAACACGCTAACGCTAGTGCACGAGGTTTACTTTGATTTATACGACTTGTTAGACAATAACGAGTTAAGCGAATCGATAGAGGGTTTATCTGAGTTCGATGATATGCGGGAGTTCATCACAGAGCAACGGCGCAAACTAGCGCTAATTGAGAGGGATTTAGACTTTAATGATGATTGCCCGAAATTTGAACCCGCTAAAGAGGAAATATAGTTATGACAAACAATATAGAGAACTTATCCGATAACGAACTAAACGAGATTAAAGCCTATGTTAAGGGAATAATCGAGGGCATAAAAGATACTCACAAACCAGAAGAGATAGATTTTATCTTAGAGGACTATTGGACTGCGTGGGATAACACTATTGACATAAATATATGGTTAGATGAATCAGACCCTAAACGATATTTAACTACACTCTATCGAATCCATGAATCAGGCTATACAGACATGGAAACATTTCAGCGCTTAGACTATATGAAAGGGTAATAATGACACGCTCAGAAATGCAATACCAAATATGGAAAGACCTAGGTTATCTTGAGGGTAAGACTGACCCACAATACCAAAAGCACTTGTGGAAGTTATCCGATACAGAATTATTTAACTTATGGATTAATATTCACAATGCGAGAGAGGCATTTAACTATAAAGGAGAATTACAATCATGAAAACATATAAAGTAGAATTGATAGTTAAAATTCAAGAGGATAGTTATCCCGATAAATGGCTTGCTGATGCTGTTTACGAGTTACTAGAACCTGAAAATGGAGAGGATATTATTAAATATCGAGTTACTGAACTAAAAAGCGAGGCATACAACAATGGATAAATTTGACTATTACATGGAATTTATGTCAATGAGGCTTGATGATCCACAATTTAGGCTTATGTATGGAATTAATGAGTTCGATAAATGGTATTCTGATTTCATGGAGATACTTAACCAAAAACACTGGGAACCCGCAAATGAAGGCTAAACTATTGATTCTATTAGGCTTTATGTCGCTAATGTCTAGCGCTTATGCCTGTAAAACTGTTATAATCGACACACCCAATGGAACTACTGTTTGCTATATCTGCGTCGATGGTAAATTAGTGAATTGCGGTCCACTATGAAAACACTATCTTGGTGGTTATGTTTTTACCTAATTATGGCTTATGTTTTCTATCATCTTATTGGAGTGGCTTTATGTTATGCTTGGGAATACCTCTAAAACCTCTTAAACGGGCTTTAGAGACGCTTTTGAGGTATAGTTAAGGGGTAGCCCTATGCTACTATGTTTTAATCGAATAGAGGAGGTTTTAATGGATATTTATGTGGCTAGTAAGCAGGGAAAAGACGGAATAGAGATGTTAAAAGCATTTAATAGTTATGAATCAGCGATTGACTATCTTAACATTTTAGGGCAACTCTATCGAGATGATGATATAGAGTTTTTTATTGAACCAATTTCATTGGAGGAATGATGCACTGCACAATATGCGACAAAATGCTTAATGATTATGAGTCAACACGCAAGACCTTAGATGGCAAGTATTTGGATATGTGCCAAGATTGCTACACAGGGCTTGATGTATTGATACCGACAATAGATCGTAAGGATTTACTACACGAGGCGGATATGCCGTCAATGGATCAGATATTTGACGAATACGGGGACTATGCAGACTATGATGACTATAAAGACCTATGATGTTATACAACTTAGTATATGCTTATGATATATACATAGTTAAAAACACCTATGAAGTAATACTATAAAGTGAGGGTAACATAAAATGATGATTTTGTCAATAGCATTCTGTTGTATTTATGTCGTTGTATTTATTACTAATGTGTGATATTGTCGGATTTATTACTAGGAGGATTTTATGAATCATAACGAAGAAGCAAGATATCATTTCATCATGATGGACTTTGTCGATCTAATCGGTGATTATGGCTATGACAAGGTCATGGACGATTTATCAACGGCGATTGCTGATAAGGTCAATCGCTTAGTTGGTAGAGCAGTAGCGGAGGAGATTGATGAATGAACAATGAACCAGTAGCGTGGATGAGCCAAGGTGGAGATGTATCAAGAAGTGCAGATTACTTTGTAGAAATGGGTTTTACAGACTTGATTCCACTCTATACCCATCCAGTAAAAGAACTAACAGATGAGGAAATAATTGCAGTAGGTAATGCAGTTGTAAACCATATTGATTCTAATGAAGGCTGGATTGAATTTGCTAGAGCAATACTAAGAAAGGCACAAGAGAAATGAAAGAGATTATTTTTGTGGGAGTGTTTGCGCTCGGTGTTGTGTGTGGCTGGGTTGCTAATCAGGCGCATTTTGAGCATAATGATTGCATTGACGCAACAGGCAAGTATCAGCGCTATGAGGCTTGGTTAAG